ACGAGATCCTTTACGGCCTGCACGATCTTGTGCATCGGCCATTGCTTCGACTGCTGAAGTACAACCAATTCCATAGCCATCGCGATGACGACTGTCCACGCCAGCGTGTCGCCGCCGGGCGGATTATTCCCGAAGCGGGCGACGTACCAGTTCGAGATTGACGTGTTCATAACCATGTGAAGCTCACGCGCAAGCTTCAGCTCTTCGCTGTTCCCGATCATGCGGGATCCCCTTCGCTGTTGCGGGCGGCGAGCGCGACGGCGCGCGTCGCTCTGAGAATCTCGATCATCCCCTCGAACTGCCGATCATCGAGCAGCGGCGTCAGCACGCGGCTCGCGACCATGGTCATGACGCGGAACAAGCTGGCGCGCGGCGTGCCCTCGCCGGCTCTGATGATCGCGTCGCACATGTCGGTGAGCATCTTGCGCTCGCGATCTTCCTCGTCGCGGGGATGCGTCTCGCAGTACGGAAGCTCTGGCACTTGCCGCTTGAGCATCCAGGCGCGTGCGTGAACCGTCTTCATTTCGCCCCCTTCTTTTTCGGCTTCACGTTCGGCTTGTCGGTGTCTTCAAAGACGAGGCTCGTCGAAGTGTCGAGCGTGCCGATCTGCGCGAGGATGTCGGCGCCGAGCGTGCCCGCCTTCACGGCGTCTTTGATCGCCTTCGCGTCCCATTCATACGTCGTCTTGCTGACCTTGACGCGGATCAGCGGCGCGAGGATCTCGTTCATCACGTCGGCCGCGACGGGCTCGCGCTTCGCGTTGAACGTCGGCGTGCTCGCCGGCTTCAGCACGAGTGCCGTCACGTGGCCGGGCAGTCGATCGAACTTGCCGGCGCGCATCTGCACCGCGACGTAATCTTCGAGGCGATCGGCGTTGTTCTCGGCGGCCTTCGCCTTCTTTGAGTAGTACGCGGCGCGCTCTGCCATGCGCTTCGCGTATGCGCGGAACTCTTCCGAGACGAAGCGCACCGCATCGACCTTGTCGCGCAGCTCGTCGTCGTTCGCCTTGATCGCGCCGAGCAGCTCGGCCGGCTCGATGTTCCCGTCGGACAGCAGGCGATCAGTCTCGTTCAGCGCGGCGACGATCTCGCCGAAAGATCGGCGTCGCTCGGGTTCTGGCGGCAGCAGTTCCGCCGCTGGCGTCACGACGACGCTCGCGTTCTTTGACATGCGTCAAGTCCTTTCAATGGATGGGTTCTAGGAACCGAGACGGTGCCCGACTTCACCGGACGATGCAACGCCGAAAAGTGTCGCGAGATCGCTGCATGTCCTTGACGTGCGACACGCCTCATGGCCTACTCGATTCAAGTCAACGCACGAAAAATTTCATCTCCGATCCCCGCACGGAGATTCCCGTTTTGCGAACGTGTACCGCTAGAGCACCGCGCTGCGCGTGGTGTCCTTCCATAAACGCCTCAGTGTTTGCTCACCGTGGGCGGGCTGGCCATCGCCCCGCCATCGCGTTCCGCCCTTCGCGGGCGGGCGCGTCCCCACGGAGGCGCACATGAGTGACGCGGGATGGATCCGCGTACAGCGGCGCGTGCATCCTCGGGATCCGCGACAAGAGTTCTACGGCGACGGGCCGCTTCAGCTCGTCTGGACGAACATCATCGCGTGGGCGAACTGGACGGATGCCGACAAGCCTCTGCCGCGTCAAGGCGTGATCGTTCGCAGAGGGCAAGTCGCGACGAGCGTGCGCGAGCTGGCCGAGGCGACGGGGCTCACGCGGCACGTCGTCGAAGGCCGTCTCAGAAAGCTCGTCGAGGCCGGCCGGATCGTGCTCGAAGCACCGGCAAGACACTCGCACGAGAACCGGCAAGACTTCCGGAAAGGGAACCGGCAAGACGGCACGTTTATAACCGTGCTCAAGTACGACGAATATCAGTCTCCCGACAGCGACGACCGGCAAGACGATCAGCAAGACACTCGCACGAGAACCGGCAAGACTTCCGGAACATCAGAACAAGTTAACAAGGGGAACAAGTTAACAAAGACTAACCCCCCCATCCCCCCGCCGGCTTCGCCGTCGGAAGGCGCGGGCGATCGTGATCGTCGGGTTCGTCTGATGGCAGGCCGCATCGTCTCTGCCGTCTCGGCCGACGCTTTCGCCTCTCTGATCGACGAGGATCGTCGGACCCTGCTTCGCCATTACCGGACGAGCGAACGCGCCCAGGCGGCCGTACAGCGGCTCCTGAGGGCAAAGAACGTGGATAGCCCCGAGGCGTGGGCGCGAAGCCAGCTCGTCGAGATTCTCATGCACGTGATCGATCGCCCCGAGCGGGACGTTCACGAGCCGGCCGCCAGCGATCCGAGCCGCGTGCCGTACATGACGAGCGCGGGGGATCGCTGCTGCTCGGGATGCGTCGGCGCGACGCGGGCTCTGCTGAAGCCCGATGGCTCGGGCGCATGGGACGTGTGGTGTACGTCGTGCGGCGTCAGCGGCGAAGGCGCCGACATCGACGCGGCGGTGAAGTCGTTCCACGAAAGGATGGAGGTTCGTCATGTCGAAGCGTCGCCGTGATCTTGATTCCGTCGAGCGCACCGCGCAGCGAGCGCTGGCGCCCGATCACTTTCGCGCATGGCTCGCGCTCAAGCGCTTCGGCCCGCTGACGGCCGCGCAGATCAGCAGGCGCGGCGCGAGCAAGCGCGAGATGATCGAGCTGCTCGGCGTGCGGAGCTTGCATCGTCGCCTCTCTGAGCTTCGCGATGCGGGATGGATCCTCGAACACGGTTCGACGTTCTGCTCGAAGTCGCACCGTCACGTGCTGACGTGGCAAGCGCTCGACAAGCCCCGCGCGTTCTCGAAGCTCGAACGAGACGAGGCCGGCACCGTGTGGTTCATCGCGCACCGCGTCGATGGCGCTCGCGCGTTCTCGCGACGGCGCGACGCCGAGGCGTGGGGCTCGACGGTGATCATCGCTCGCGAGCTTCGGAGGTACGCCGCGCCATGCTCGTAAAGCGAATCGTCTTCACGGTGCGCCGCAAGTCGAACCCGTCGCTCGGCGTCGGCCGTCTGTTCGAGACGATCACCGTCAAGATGACGAACGGCGAGACGAAGGCCGGCGCGGATCGGCTCGCGCAAGAGATCGCATACGCGCTCGAAGAGCACTTCGACGAGCCGAGCAGTATCAAGTGGGAACTCGACTTCGGCCGAGGCGCCGGCCACATGTTCCCCGAAACGACGGAGGTACCTGAGTGAAACAGCAAGCAGTGATCATCGATCTCGACGGGACGAGCACGCTCGATCCGCGCTCAAAGAATCTCGGCAAGCCGAACGAGGAAGTGATTCACGTCGTGCATCTGCTCTGCCGATGGGGCGGCTTCGTGCCGATCTTCATCACCGGCCGACTCGAAGCGCATCGGCCGAGCGTGAAGACTTTCATCACGTCGCTGTTCGGCGCCGTCGGCGCGACGGCAGCGATTCACATGCGAAAGCCTGATGACACCGCCGACGATCCCGCGTACAAACTTCGCATCTATCGCGAACACATCGAGCCCCAGTACGATACGCGCATCGTTCTAGAAGATCGGCCGAGCACCGTCGCCATGTGGCGTTCGATCGGCCTGCAATGCTGGCAAGTGGCAGAGGGACCAGAATGAACTTCGATCCGAGCAAGCCCGATCCGTCCCTGACGTACCTTGTCTCGATCTCCGGCGGCAAAGACTCCACGGCTCTTTGGCTCCATCTGACTCGCGAGCTGAAGCTTCCGGACGTGCGCGCCGTCTTCGCCGATACGGGATGGGAGCATCCGGCGACTTACGAATACCTTGCGTACCTAGAGACGGTCATGGGACCGCTCGTGCGCGTGAAGCCCGAGCGCGACTTCGTCGAGCTGGCGGCGCACAAGAAACGCTTTCCGAGCACGAAGGCGCGTTTCTGTACCACGGAGCTGAAGCTAAAGCCGATGCGCGCTTGGATCGAGTCGCAAGCGGAAGCTGGCGCGATCGACAAGGCGAGGCTTGTGCAATGCGTCGGCGTGCGAGCGGAAGAGTCACCGTCTCGCGCACGCATGGCGGCGTTCGTCCCCGAAGATGACTTCTATGGGCTTCCACAATGGCGGCCGATCCTGTCGTGGACGTGGCAGGAAGTCTTTGCTTGCCACGACCGACACGGCGTCAAGGCGAACCCGCTTTACAGCCAGGGGATGGGCCGCGTCGGTTGTATGCCATGCATCATGGCGAACATGCCGGAGCTGGCGGAGATCGCGCGTCGGTTCCCCGAAGTCGTCGATAAGGTCGAAGCCGCCGAGAGTGCCGTTTCGCGCGGCGACGGACAGCCTTCCTCGTTCTTTGCGGCCGGCACGATCCCGGATCGCTTTTGCTCGCGCGTGTGGACGAATCCGAAGACCGGCGAGTCATATCGAGTTTCGACGGCGCGCGACGTGTTCGAGTACGTGAAGCTTGAAAAGCAAGAGAAGAGATTCGGCGGCGAGCTTCCTCGCCTGTTCGAAGAGCCGCCGAACGAGGATGTCGGCGTGTGCTCAAGCATTTACGGATTGTGTGAGTGAACCCGCGCGCCGCGTGCGCGCTTTACAGGAGATCCCGCAATGTCCAAGAAAGCACCGAAGCTAGTGGAAGAGACGACGAACGAAGAGCAGCAAGCCGAGCCGCTCGAACTCGACGGCGCCGGTGAAGGCGGCAAAAAGAAAGTTCGCCCGCTCGCGCAGCGGAACGACTTCGAGATCGGGAACACGATGGCGAAGTTCACCGGCCGTATGCCGGCAGCTCGCGCCGTTCGGATCCTGACGATGCTGCTGTCGCAAGAGCAGGCGCGTGCCGTCGAGGAAGCGAAGGCGGCACCGCAATGACACGTCGCCGCGCACCGCGCCCGGAAGGTTCTGAGCTGATCCCGCATGGCGAGCTGAAAGCTGCGATCCGTCTGCTCTGGTTTCGATCGAAGCAACGGCGCTCAGCGCTTCAGCTTGCGCGCATCTCGGGCGGCCTGTACCTCTGCGCGGCGTGCGGCATCGCCGTTGCGAAACCCGAAGTCGATCACCGCGAGCCCGTCGGGCCGACGCCTGGGGCTCGCGGCTCGGCGCCGGATCAGTCATGGGACGCGCTGATCGCTCGCATGTTCTGCCCGGCCGACGGCCTCGCCGTTCTCTGCAAGCCATGCCACAAAACTAAAACGCACGGAGTCGATGACGATGACGGTGACTAAGAACCCGCGCAAGATCCCCGAGGATCAGCGGTACACGCATTGCGATGTCAGAACGAACCTGCTCGTGAGGCTCACGCCCGAAGAGCGCGCCGAGCGAGCGAAGCAAGCGGCGTCGCTCAGCGGCGACGTGGCGAAGCTGGAAAGCGAAGCGAAGGCGAGCGCTGCCGCGTACCGCGAAGCGCTCAAGAAACTTCGCGAGCGGCAGATGGCAGCGGCGCACGCGCACAACAGCGGGCACGAGCATCAGGACGTTGATTGCGTCCAGCACTTCGACCTGAAGACGCGAAAGACTTGGTTCATCTATCGCGAGACGGAGTACAGTCGTCGCTCGATGTACGATCACGAGCTTCGCGAGACGACGGGCCGTCTCTTCAAAGACGAACCGCCGCAAGTCGATGGCGTCATCGCGAAAGAGAAGGCGAAGACGGCGAAGGGTCAGAACGGCGACGAGCTGGCGAAGCAAGCGGCCGAGCCCGAGAAGGTGAAGAAAGAGAAGGCGCGCAAGCCGACGAAGCCCGATCCGAAATTGCTCGTGCAGAACGCACCGCCGGCCGACAACGTGACGCCGATCACGAAGGCGAGCGGCGATGACGTGCGCGACGTGATCAACCAAGAAACCAAGCGCGGCGGCAAGAAGGATCACACCACATGATCATCCCTGATGAAGATCCGAACCAGAAACCAGATCAGAACCGTGTCATCGTCGGCAGCGGCGGCGAAGAGATCACGCGCGTCGAAGGATTCTGGGCAAGCGCGCTGCTCGTGTTCCTCGGTCTGATGATCGCTCGCGGGCTCTTCGCGCTCGCTGGCGACATCGTCGAGGCGATCCGATGAAGTGGACAGCGATCGGCGAGAAGACGAGCGCGGCCGTGGTGCCGAGCGGCATCGCGCTGCGATGCACCGAAGATCGTGCTTACGAGCCCGTCAACGTCGCGACGGCCGTCGCGCTGATGCACATCCCCTGCGATCAAGCGACGGCCGACGCATGGATCGAGAAGGAAGAGAAGGCATGGAAGCGGGAACAGAGGAAGGCGTAAAGCCGAAGTGGCTCGATGTCGGTGACGGAACGTCCGTCATGCGCGTGCCCGGCGGCATGATCGTGAACACGACGCTCGGCGTCATCGAAGGCGTGAACGGATCATCGGGCGAGACGCCCGGCGCTCTCGCGTCGGCGAGCGTCTTCGTGCCGTGCTCGCCGGCCGAAGTGATCTCGTTCTTGAACGGGAACATGCAAGCGCATTTCGACGACATCCTAGCGAAGACGCGCTCGAAGGCGTGAGCCCCGAAACGGAAGAGCCCCGAGGCGAACAACCTCGGGGCTCTCTTGCGTCATGCGTCGGTGCGGAACCTGTCGGCCTCGGCCTCGCGCCCGAGGCGCCAGCGCTCGAAGTCGTACCGGCCTTGCTGCTCTGAGATCAGGCGCAGCTCGGCGTCGATCTCGTCGATCTGATCCTCGTACCCGGTCAGCTCGTTCTCTTCCTCGGCCGTCAGCTCTGGGCCGCCGCGCTCGTGCGCCGCGAGCTTGCGGTTTAGCGGCGTCATCTTGATCACAACGTGATCGCGCAGACGCTTCAGCTCCGACGATTCGGCCGCCATGAACTCAGCGTGCGCCAGCTTGCTCGACATGTGCCCTCCGTGCTTCGGCGCGCTGGCCGGCTCGATGCCCGATTGCATACCCGATCATCGACAGTACGAGAGCGATGATCTTCAGACGACGGATCACGCGACGCTGATGCGCGTACAGACGCGGCAGCTCGTACAGCGGTATCGTTCTGATGTCGTCGCTCAGGATGGGTCCGCCGATCATGACGCCTTCGCCCCCCGCGTGCGAGCCCGATGCCGAGCGGCCTCGTCTCTGATGAACTGCTCGATCAGACGGCGCAGAACGCCCGAGCGCTTGCGGAGCTTCGTCGCGCGATCGCTGTCGGGCGTGAGCCCGAAGCAACGCAGCACCGCCGCGTCGAACCGCGCTTGCAGATCGTCGTCGATGCGGATCTTCAGGATGTTCGTCTTCGTCATGGCTTCGCCCCCTTCGGATCGGATGCCATGGCTTCGATGTCCTGCGCTCGCAGCTCGCGACAGAATTGATCGAGCATCCGACGGCACTTCGCTGCGCCTTCATCCTTCGCCGCGAACAGAATGACAAGTGCCGTCATGGCCTGCAATGCTGTCGCCGCTTCGCGAGGCCCTTCCGTCGCCTTGATCAGATGCGCGCTCAGCTCGCCCGCGAGCTTTAGTACCTTGTCGTTGATCCTGCTCACGGCGTACCCCCACACGTGAAGTGCTCGAACCTTTGGTTCACGCCGTACTGATCGCGCAGCGTCTGCGAGTAATCGATGCGAACGCCCGAGCTGCCACAGATCGACGAGACGATCGCCTCTCGATCCTCGCTGACCCAGCGCGCGTGCCAGGGGAACACGACGTTCGAGGGAACCATGTACACGCCGCCGCGCGTCGGCGCGTGACGCTCCTGCACGAGCTGCGTTGTCGCGCACGACGAGACGAGAGCCGAGATGATGATCAGAGCTTTCATTGCTTGAACCCCCAATTGATCTTGTTCAGGTACGACACGCTGGTTAGGTCGAGCCAGTGAACTTGCTTCGCGAAGGCGTCGAGCGGCAGCGTCACGTCGGCACGCTCGCCGTCTTCGTCCGTCGCCACGATGACGCCGTTCCCGATCAGCACGCCATTGCCGTTCACGTTGAACCCGTATGGCAGCGGCGGCTTTTGTATCCGAGCTTCCTCGTTCACGAGCAGCATGTGACGGCGGCCGTTCGGATCCCGAAAGTTCGCGACGGATTCTATGAACCCGCCGACGAGCCCTTGCAGGTATTCGAGCCCGGTGTTCGTCTCGATCGTGACGGTGCGCGCCTTCGCGTTGATGAAGATGATTCGACTCATCGCTTGTTCCCCTTGAGCCAGTCGGCGCCTCGGTTCGCCCACATCAGATGATCGTGCTCGCTGATCGGCTTGTCGGTGTCGTGCTCGTCGTGCTCGTTATAGAACGCCTCGCCTTCGGCGATCGCCTTCATCTTCGCGCGCTCGTCAGAGATCACTTGCTCGAACGGCACGCGGAACACGACGGCCGTCAGCGCTCGCGCGCCGTCTTCGCCTTCGGGACATAGAGCAAGCTGCGTGATGGCGTCGTCGTACATCCGGCGGTACAACGCCTCGGCGTTCGGGTTCGCCTTGATCATCTCGATCGCCCTGGTGCTGAGAGTCATCATCGCTTCACACCCATCTTTGCTAAAGCCTTCTCGTCTTCGATGGCGCGCTGCGCCCGAGCCTTCTCGCGCATCGCGGCGACGAGCAGCATCCCGACATGCGAGCCAGCACGGTACGACGTGCGGCCGGCCGCCGCCTTCTCGCACTCGCCGCACGTGTGGAACGTCATGTCGAAGTCTTCGCCCTTGACGAACGATGTCAGCGTCACCGTCACCGTGTACCAGCCGAGCGGCTTGCCGTTCGCGTTCGGAACCGTCGCGTCGCACGTATCGCACGTGTAAGTCGTCGAGATCATGCCTTCGCCTCCGCTGCGAGCAGCTCGCGCGCCGCTTCGTCGAGCTTGATCTGACCGCGACTGATCGCGTGCTCGATGTGCCAGAACTCAGCGTTCATCGCCTTCATCATGACGCGGATCACGCGGCCTTTCGCCGAGCAGAGTGCCGCGCTCTCTTTGTGATCGCCGCTGCGCCCGAGACAGAACGCGCAAAACGTGGACGTGCGAACTTCGCCCTCGGCTAGAGGCGCCTCGGCCATGCGGCTCGACACGCCAGCGAACAGCGTGCGCTCGTTCGGCGTCATGTCGTCGATCGTCACCGTGAAACAGTCGATCAGCTCGAATCTCTTCGGGCCATGTACGCGCAGGCATCGGCCTCGGAACACGCCCGGTTCGGTTTCCACCAGCTCCGTCACCTTGGTTCCGCCGCTCTTGCGCTTCAGCGCTGACACGATCATCGGCTTGCGTGGGTCCTTTGAGTGCACGTGCTTCGCCATGGGTCAATCCTTTCGATGGGGTTAGGGTCCAATTGTGGCCACAAACTGCCCTCACGTATCGGAATATTCAAGGGAATCTTTAACGCTTGACACGCGCCGCAAGGGTCCGTCACCGTGTGAACAGACACATCCCGGCTCTTTTCGCCCGCTTACACGACGCACAAAACGGTCAGTACCCGCATGACCAAGCCCAAGCGCCGCAAGCCTTCCAAGGCTCAAGGCGCCAGTGTGAAGCCTAAGCGCAAGATCGGCCGCCCGCCGCTCTTGAGCCTCGCCGCGCTCGAACGGTTCATGGCGTTCGGCCCGTCGATCGAGGAGTGCGCCACGTTCTTTGGCGTCTCGTCGTCGTGCGTCGAAGCGACGATCAAGCGCGAAGCTGGCGTGTCTTTCAAAGTGTTTCGCGACCAAGCCATGATCTGGTGCCGGCATCATCTGCGCCGCGAAGCCATCCGACGCGCGACGAAGGGCGGCAGCGACAGCGTGCTGATCTTCGCGCTGAAGAACGTCGCCGGATGGAAAGAGCGGCAAGAGCTGAGCGCGCCCGAAGGCGGCGGCAAGGCCGGCGCTGCCGTGGCCGGCTTCACTGTCCATCTCTCTTACGACCCGACGAGAAGGTTCGGCGGGCCGAATGAACCCACGCAGGAGATTCCCGCGCATGACCGACAGCAACAGCAAGCCGAGCCAGCAGCAGCAGACGAACCCGACGGTTCCGCCGAAGACGCCGAAGACCGACGCGACGAAGAGTAAGCCGGCCGCGACGCTTCGCATGAAAGGCTCGACGGTGTTCCGTCACGACCTGTTCAAGTCGGACGTTAAGCCGATGCGGCGGAACGAGTCGTTCAAGAAAGGCGTCGTGAAGATCGTCGAGCTTGAGCACTCGCATATCTTCCACACGTGCGACGATCGCGGCCGGCAGATGGAATACTGCACGCCGACGGGCGGGCACTTCCACAAGGTCAAGGTGAAGTACGACGCGAACGGCGTGCCCGTCGCCGTCGAGTGCGGGCCGCCGCTCAAGTACGTGAACAAGAAGACGCCCGTCGGCAGCAAGAAACGGATCGTCGAAGTTCGCTGGATGGATCTCGTTAACGATCGTGAAGTTCGCGACGATCACCGCCACGTGTTCGAGTACGTGCATTCGGAAGAGCTGAGCGCGAAGCGCATTCAGCAGATCCGCGCCAGCACGCAAGCTGCGCTCGGCGCCATGACCGGCGGCGCGAAACCCGAAGTGATCGACAACGGCCCGAGCGCGGCCGAAGTCGGGCTCGACGATGGCGGTGACGACTGAGCCGGATCGTGGGCGGCATCTCTTCAGGAGGGGACATCATGGCGCTAAAGGGTCCGCGCGATCTCTCGTCTGATGCGCTGCGCGAGAAGATCAAAGAGATGGGCGACGAGATCGCGCGCGACACGGCGCGGATCTGTATCGACATGACGAACGCCGAGCACACGCGCATCGTCAAGCTCAATGACATGCGTCGCGCCGTCATCAGCGAGTGCGAGGCCGAACTAAAGCGGAGGGATGAACAGTGAACATGCGTGACCTAGCGCGACAGATCGCGAAGCACGAAGGCAAAAAGATCGGCGTCAACATCGCTCAGATTTCCGAGATCATGGGGCTCGTCGCCGACTGTTTCTATGCTGATCAAGATCGGATTATTCAGCTTCTCTATTCCGCCGGAAAGCGTCGGTGCTCTCGACGTGCGCGCGAACTCGCGCGCGTTCTGCGCCTTCACAAGAAAGCGAAACGGAAATGAGGGAACAAGTCGTTCAGCAGTTCGACGCGACGATTCGCTTGCAGCTCGCCCGCGCGAAGCCCGAGATCGTCGCGTTCATCCTGAAGCACGAGCGGAAAGAGATGGTCATACAGCGCTTGCTGCGAGAGATCACGCAGGCCGAGCGCAAGCGCGGCGGTATGCCGCTGAAGCGCACGACGTTCGATCTGCTAGTCGGCGACGTGGCGAAGCTGTTCGCAAAGAACGTGATTCAGTACGCCGAAGAGCAAGCCATCAGCTCGATCAAGCGACAGGCGATGATCGACGAGCAGGCGGCCGTGGACAACTTCGACGCTGAGCAGAAAGAGCTGGCTCGCGATCTGCACCGTGCAGAGACGACGCCGACGAGCGCGCTCACTGGCGAGGCGTTCGACGTGCTGAAGCCGAAGCGCGTTCAGATCCTGGATACGAGCGGCGCACCGATCAAGGCCGAGACGACGACGGCGTGAGCGTACCGAAACGGAAGAGCCCCGAGCGCGTAATTGTGCTCGGGGCTAACCCATGAAAGGAAACGCGGAACCCTATGACTGGCGCCGATACTGCATTCGTGCTGCCGACTCAGTCAACGCCGACGTTCTCTGAGTTCTATCCGCACGTGCCGTATCAGCGCGACGTGATCGACGAAGTGTTCCACGGATTCGACTATTCGCTAGGCGTGCTAGAGATCCTGCTCTCTGGCTCAGTCGGCTCGGCGAAGTCTCTTCTCATGGCGCACATCGGCTTGCGTCATCTCTTCACGTTCCCGCGCTCGCGGATCCTGATCGGCCGTCAGTCGATGCCCGACTTACGCGACACGATTTACGCGAAGATCCTCGAACACCTAATCGGCACGGTGAAGAGCGACGGCACGATCGTGCGCGAAGGCGTTGACTTTGGATTCGCCGACACGCGCTGTCACATATGGATCGCGAACGGTTCGGAGTTCATCGCGCGATCGTGGAAGGACAAGCGCTTTAAGCGTCTCGGTTCGCTCGATCTGTCGGGCGCCTTGATCGAGGAAGTGACCGAGAATGGACGCGAGCACTGGGCGTTTTGGAACTGGGTCAAGACGCGCGTCGGTCGTCTTCCTCACGTCCCCCAGAACTTCATCATCGGCGCGACGAACCCTGACGGCCCGTCACATCCTGCATATGACTATTTCGAGATTGAGCGTCGGCAAGCGCTGCGCGAAGCTCGTGACGCTGCCGTGCGTCGCGAGATTGCTCGCCAGCTATCCCAGACGAAGCGCGTGTACTTCTCGAACACGCGCGACAATCGCTTCCTTCCGACGTGGTACATCGCCGGCCTAGAAGAGACGCTCGACGCTAAAAATAAACGTCGCCTCGTCGATGGCGAATGGGTCGAGATCAACAGCGAAGTCGTGTACCACGCATACGGCCGCTCGAACTTCGTGTCGCGTCAGTACGACATCGACGTGCTCAAGCCGATACACCTTTGCTTCGACTTCAACATCGGGCAAGGCAAGCCGATGTCGGCGTGCGCGCACCAGCTTGAGCTGCGCGAGGCGAAGGCGATACGCGCCTTTCACTTCTTTGCGGATTACGTCGTGGACGGCGCCGACACTGAAGATCTGATGGAAGAGATTGCCGGGCGCGGGCTCTTCGACATCGACACGGAGTTCGTCATACACGGCGACGCGACGGGCGCAGCTCGAAGCACGAAGAGCAAGAAAAGCGATTACGACATCATTCGCAAGTTCCTCTCTGATTACCGCCGCCCGAACGGATCGCGCGTCTCGTTCAAGCTCGACGTGCCGGCGGCGAACCCGCCCATACGCTCGCGCCACAACATCGTCAACGGCTACTGCCGCAACAGCATGGGAAAGACGCGGCTCTTCGTGTATGCTGGCGCTAAGATTCTTGACAAAGGCTTTCGCCTGACCGCTCTCAAGCCCGGCGGCTTGTACGTGGAAGACGACACGAAACCGTACCAGCACGTGACGACGGCGGCCGGGTACTCGATCGTTCGCATCCATCGCGCGCTCACGTCCACATCCGGCCTAACAATGGAGCAGATCCGATGACGCTTCGCATGACATCCGACGACGACGTTCTCGACATCGACTTTCGTCTGCGCGTGATCCGCGAGATCGGCAGCGGCGAGAACAGCTATCGCCGCACGGAGCATCTCAAGCGGCGCGAAGTGTACCGCGCGAACAACAGGCAATGGATCGCGATGTCGCTCGCGGCCGAGGGGCTCGCGCCCGCGACGATCGAGGGGATCCTAGCGCGCACGCCGCGTCACAAGATTTGCGGCAAGATCGTGAACAAGAAAGCACGCGCGTACAATTCAGGCGTGGTGCGCGTCGCGACGACGAAGGGCGGCGACGGTGCCCAGGCGATGAACGACGGCGCCACGAAGCAAGTCGCGCAGCTCGTGCACCTGACCGACTTCGACGGCAAGATGCGAACGAGCGATCGCCTGCGCGAGCTGCACAAGAACACGATGCTCGGCATCCTTCCTCAAATCTCGAACGGGAACAAAGACGAGCCGCTGTTCCGCATCGTCGCGCGCCCGCTCGCGCCGTTCGAGTACGACGTGATCGAAGACGAGTTCGATCGCGAGCGCGCCCGCTGCGTGATCCTGTCCGACTTCGTCGAAGTGCCGCTCGCCGGCACGCCTTCGACTGACGAGATCGCATCGCGCCATCCGTCGATGATGTCCATGAGTGACGGCCGCGACGGGATCCTCGCCGACTCGCCGCGCGAGCAAGGCATGGGGCTCGAACGCCGCTTCATCTGGTGGACGGCGATGTACACCTTCACGACGAACGACAAGGGCGAGATCGTCGAAGGCCCGCCCGAGAACAAGAACCCCATCGGTAAGCTTCCTTTCTTGAACAACGCCGAAGGGCAAGAGGGGCGGTTCTGGGCAGAGGGCGGCGCGGATCTCGCCGACGCCGACATCCTGATCAATAAGATGTGCGGCGACATGCACTATGTCGCGTACCTGCAAGGCTTCGGACAGTACGTCGTCACCGGGCAGAACGTGAACGATCGGATCAACATCGGCCCGAACAAGGCGATCGTGATCAATCATACGGTCGAAGAGCCCGAGCCGAAGGTGTACACCGTCAACGCGAACCCGCCGCTAGAGTCGTGGCTTCGCATGATCGAGCAAGGCGTCGCGATGGCGCTGACGACGAACGACCTGAGCGCTGGCCACGTCGCCGGCACGCTCACGGCGAACAACTTTCCGAGCGGCGTCGCGATGCTGATCGAGCAATCCGAGGCGACGACTGGCGTCGAAGACAAGCAACAGCAGTATGTGCGAATGGAGTCGATGGCGTTCGAGCTGATGTTCGCCTGGATGTCGGAGCTTCGGAAGACGCTTCAGCTCGACGCCGACTTCGAGGCCGTCGGCCCGGTTCCCGAGAACACGAAAGTGAGCACGCGCTTTAAGGAAGCGAAGCCCGTCATCACCGAAGGCGAACGCCTCGCGACAGTGAAGACGCGCCGCGAGCTTAAGCTGATCTCGCACGTCGAAGCGATCATGGCCGACAATCCCGGCCTGACGCGCGAGGAAGCCCAGGCAAAGGCCGAAGAGATCGAGCGCGAGGGCAAGGCCGAGCCGGCCGACAACGGCGATCAGGAGGGCAATGCGAAGCCCGAGGAAGGTACCGGCGACGCGGCGAACGACGCGCCGGCCGACGACGAGGGGAACGCCGCCGCCGCGAAGACGCTTGAGACGAAGCCCGATGAAGCTCTGAACGGCGCGCAAGTGTCGTCTCTGCTCGACATCCTCACGGCGGTGCTCGACGGCAAGCTGCCGAAGTCGGCGGCGAAGGCTCTGATCAAGGCGGCGTTCAACATGCGCGACGAGCTGATCAATCAAGTCGTCGATCCGATCGAGATCAAAGAGCCGAGCACGACGCCGCCCGTCGGCGGGTTCCCGTTCAACGGAGGCAAGCCCGATGCGAATCCCCCCGCGAGTGATTCAGGCGAGAGCAGCGGCGGCGGGAAAGACGGCGACGACGAATAGCGCGGGCGATGTCCACGTCGTGCCGACGACGGGGAAACCGCACGACGAGAGCCCCGACTGTTTCTGTACGCCGCTACTTGAGTACCAGGATCCGCGCACGATGAGGCGCGTATACGTTCACCGCTCGAAGGAGGAATCGCATTGAAAGTCTTCGTGTACCGTGATGGCGGGCGCATCTTGCCGCTTCGCAAAGTCGCCGTGAGCATCTCGACCGATGCGAACATCCTGCTCGACAAGTCGCGCATGTTCGCCGGGCCGTTCTTTGCGAAGCGTCTCGCACGCCGCATCGCGCGCATGAAACGCCGTGCCGCGCTGATGCAATCGCATCACGAAGGGTATGACTTTAACGGCGAGCCGGTGGGGCTCAAGTCGTGAAGCTGTCGCACGAGTTCGATCCATGGGAGATGACTGGCACGACGCGCCCGAGGGGCGAGCGTGGTGCCGAGGCCGATCGCCGCATCGCCGAGCTTGTGCTTTCCGAGATCATCGAGCACGTCGGCGACGGGACATCCCCTGTCGCCGGCGGCAAGTGGAAGCGCTCGCTGTCGCCTGAGTACAAGGCGCGCAAGATCGCTCAAGGCGGGAACTCGTACAGCGACATGATCCTCGACGGCGACATGCTCAAGGCTCTGAAGTGCGAGCCGACGCGGCGCGGCACCGTCGAGCTGAAGATCAGCGGCAAGCAAGGCGACAAGGCCGACGGCCATAACAACTTCAGCGGCGCGAGTTCTCTGCCACGTCGCGAGTTCATCCCGAAGGAAGGGCAGACGTTCAAGCGCTCGATCGTGCAGAAGATCAAAGAGATCACAGAGGAGTTCAGCGAATGACTTGCAACGGGCACACGATCATCCGGCGCGGCCATGGCGCGTGACGCGCGAGAGGCTTCGTCGAACCTGATCCGCAAGATCAAGCAGCGCGTCGCTGTCGGGCAGATCTTTCGGAACACCGATCTCGAAGCGATCGGCCGGCTCGCCGTGAACGAGATGATCGCCGACACGGAAGACGGACGATCGCCGATCACCGGCAATGCATACGCGCCGTACAAGAAACCGAAGCGCTATCCGGGCAAGCGCAAGCCCCATCGGCCGGTGAACCTGCGCCTCACTGGGCAGTTCCTTCGCTCGCTGCGCTTCGACGTGCGACGCGGCGCGGGCACCGTCGGCGTTGTCGTGTTCCTCGCGGGTACGCTGGCGAAGGCGAAAGAGCGCGGGCATCGGTACGGCGCGAACCGCCAGCCGAAACGCCCGTTGATCCCGATGGGCAAGCAACAGCTTCGGCGCGGGATCCGCGACAAGATCCGCGCGCTGATCACGGAAAGGATCCGCGCTTACAGGCGCGGCTAATTGGAGGGCGGTGCCGTGCGCTGAAAGGTGGCTTACTTGACAGAGTTCCCAGGATCTGAAACCTTTTGAGGGCAATCCCGTGACGATCAAAACTCCCAGCGGTGCTGGGAACGACGGTGGCAGCAAGGGCGGTCAGAGCAACGGCGGTGCCGATTCTGGCCACGATGACGGCGGAACCGATGATGGCGGCGGCGACGGTGGTACCGGCGACGACGGCGGAACCGGGAACGACGGCGGCGGAAAGCAGACGTACACCGCGCAGGAGTACACTGCTGCCCAGCGTGATCTGCACCGATTCAAAGAGAAGGCTCGGAAAGCCGAAGCCGACATCGCGACTCTGAGGAATCAGATCGCAGCGCTCGAAGCCAAAGGGCAGAGCACCGGATCCGCCGAAGAGCAGCTCGCTGCTGCACGGAAGCGGGCCGAGGAAGCAGAGGCGAGAACAGCTAGTCTCGAATCCTCTGTCACGGAAGGCCGCCGCTTGCAAGCGTTGCTGCCCGCGCTCCAAAAGCTCGGGTTCCGAGACGACGCACAAGAGCTGCTCGACATGGTCGATCTGAACGAGATCGAGATCGAGAGCACAAGCAAAGGCCGCTGGACAGCGCACGGCGTTGACGCCGTCGCTCGCTCTGTCAAGGAGCGTTTCCCCTACGCCTTCGGCGGCGGGAAAGTCACCGGCCTGAACGGCGGCACTGCCGGCGGCGGCAGCGGCGGCAAAGGCGACGGCGGCACGTGGACGGCGCAGCGCGTGAACGAGCTAGAAGTGAAGCTCAAGCGCGAGGGCAAGTACCACACGCCCGAGGGGAAAGCCCAGTACGCCGCCGCCGTGAAGTCGTACATGGATCAGAAAGCAGCATCTTCGTGACGCCCGATTGAACATCCATCGGGCTTAGTTTGAAACCTTAACGAGAAGGAACTAGCCCGATGGCCAATCGCGTCATGACCACGACCGAACTCGCCGGCATCATCCCCGAACTCTGGTCCTCGAAGTTCTATCCCACGCTGCTCGAATCGCTGCCGTTCAATGACAGCGTCTCGCGCGACTATCAAGGCGAGATCACCGCGCTCGGCGACACGGTGCATATCAACGACTTTCCGCAATTCGACGAGGCCGACGAGATCCTCGAAGACGAAGCGGCCGACGCCGACAGCGTCACGCCGAACGATCAGACGCTCGTGATCAACAAGCAAGTCGTGAAGGATTTCATCCTCACGAAAAAGGCGCAGGCGCAGAGCATCGACGCGGGGAACCGTCTGCGTGATCTCGCGCTGTTCTCGATCCTGAAGAAGATGCAACGCATCATCATCTCCCTGATCGTGCCGAGCGCGTCGGCGCCCGACCACACGATCGCTTACGACAGCGGCACCACGCTCGCGCTCGCCGACATCCTCGAAGCGAAAGAGCTGCTCGACGGCTCCGATGTCGAGGAAGCCGGCCGCACGATGATCGTCGGCGCCGCGCAGGTGAACGACCTGTTCAACATCACCGGGTTCACGTCCCGCGACTTCGTCGCGAACGCGAACGCGATGACGCAAGGCGGGTTCACCGCGCCGATCCTCGGCTTCAATCTGAAGTGGACGACGGAAGTCGGCACCGTGTCGTACTTCTTCTCGCCGATCTTCATGACGATGGCGGTGCAGCAAGTGCCCTCCGTCGGCGTGTTCGATCTCGGCGGCGACGGCAAGCGCGCCGCTCGCGTCAACATGGACACGCTCTTCGGCGTGAAGCAGCTTTCGAACCTGCGCGTCGTGCAAGTCGGTTAAGTCGGCGCGAGTCGGCTTGTGTGGCTCGGGCTTCGCGCTCGCGGGACGTGTAAGCCCGACCACATTCCTCTCAAGATCGAACGTGTGTCGTACCTAAACACTCTGCCTTGAAAGGGCTTGCACAATGGGCGTTCTCGGATTCTCTCCCCAGCGTTTCCTTCACAAGAAATACTTCGCGAACGGCGGGACGGGCAGCGGCGAAAGCTACTCGAACCCGGCCGCGATCGCGACGGGCTCGGCCGACGTGCTCGCCATCCCGGCCGGCACGCTGATCGAGAAGGTATACCTTCAAATCTTCGTCGCGATCACCGGCACGACGGTGCTCACGGTCGGCGACGACGATTCGGCGACGGGCTTCGTCACGGATCAGGCCGCGAACTTCGCGACGCCCGGCCTGTACAACCTCGACG